ACGTCGACGCAGGCCCTGCTGGTCTTGCGTGAACCGGGAGCCGGCGATGGCACGCATTGAGGATATCGAGCGTCGCCTTCTCAACTGGGCGCGCTGGCGGATCGACCGCACCGGCGGCGTGCTCGGCTACGCGGCGGCCACCTTGGAGGAGCGCGTCGACGGTGAGGGCTGGGATGCCCAGGCCGTGATCCCGACGGTCGACTGCGAGGCCAGCGACACCGAGCTTGCGGTGCAGGTGCTCGAGGGGCGCCTCAAGGCCACGGTCGAGATGGTCTACCTGCAGGGTGGCGGCATGCGGCGCAAGGCTGAGCGGCTGTGCTGCAGCGAGGCCACGGTGCACGCCCGCATCGACGAGGCGCATCGCAAGCTCAGCACCTGGTTCACAGACCGCCAGCAGCAGCGCCAGGCCGAGCGTGAGCGGGTGCAGCGGCTCCAGCGTCTGGCCGCTAAGTGATCGCGCGGGGTTTTCCCACTTATAGAGAACCTCTACATTTCGGGCACGCTGGGCTTTGGTGACTCTGAAGCACGGCGAGACGCCCCGACAGTCGCAAGGCTGCCGGGGCGTCGGCTTTCTCGCTTGTTGTCTCCTCATCGGGCCCATGCCCTTTGCCCGGTCTCGGTCGGGCTTCTTCTTCTGTGGAGTGGCGCAGCAGGTAGCGCGCCAGGCTCATAACCCGGAGGTCGCCCGTTCGAGCCGGGCCTCCGCAACCCATCATGCCCAGCACCGCACCGAAGCCTTGCACGCAACCGGGCTGCGGCGTGCTGGTGCGCGATGGCAGCGCCAGGTGCGAAGCGCACAAGGTGCTGGCCGGCCGCTTCGCCGACAAGCGCCGCGGCTCACGACATCAGCGCGGCTACGGCACAGCCTGGGACCGAACGCGCGCACGAATCCTTCTACGCGATGCGGGCCTGTGCCAGCCCTGCAGCCGCGCCGGTCGAGTCACCGCTGCGACCGAGGTTGATCACATCGTCAACAAGGCCAGAGGCGGCGACGACGGCGACGACAACCTCCAGTCGATCTGTGTCGATTGCCACCGCTGCAAGACCGCAGCCGAAGCGAGGGGCGGGGGGGCCTAAAACTTCCCTTCTTCCCCGCCAGGACCGACCTGTTACGCATTTTTTTGCGCGCGCAGGTTAGAGGGGTGGGGGGGTATCGAGCCGCCGGCTGAAGTGCAGGCGCCTGAACAGGAGATCACGTGTCACGACCGGGGCCATCGTCGAAGCCGGCCGAGCTGAAGGTGCTGGAGGGGAACCGCGGGCACCGTCCGCTGGACCTGACGCAGACCTTCCGCCCCGAGGTCGGGCTGCCGTCGATCCCCAAGGGGCTGAGCACCGGCGCCCGCAAGGTGTGGAAGCGCCTGGCGACCGAGCTGCTGCGCTACAACCTGATGAGCGTGGTCTACAGCGACACGTTCGAGGACCTGTGCGAGACCGTCGCTGACGTGAAGATGCTGCGCCACTCGCTGCGCAAGCGCCAGGCGATGCTGGTCGCGAACGGGAAGGATCCGGCCGAGGCCTTCGAGGCGTCGTCGCCTGGCGGCATGCCGGTGCAGCACCCGCGGTACCAGATCCTGAAGAGCGAGCGGCAGATGATGCACAGCCTGCTGGCCAAGTTCGGCCTGAACCCGGCGGAGCAGGCCAGCGTCACGACGGCGCTTCGCGCCCAGCTGCAGCTCTTCGAGGGTGGCGGCCCGGCTGATCCGAAACCGTCGCCGGACAGTGGGGCGCCGCGCGGCTTCGCCGACTTCCCGCCCTGACGGTGCACAGCTACTTCGAACGCGCGTACGCCTACGCGCAGCGGGTGGTCGACGGTGTCGAGGTGGCCGGCCGGTACGAGCGACTGGCGTGCCAGCGCTTCTTCCGCGACCTCGAGCGCCAGGACACGGACGAGTTCCCGTACGTGCTCGACCATCGCGCCGGCTCGCGCGAGTGCCTGTTCATCGAGCTGCTGCCGCACATCAAGGGCGAGTGGGCCAAGCCGATCTACGTCGACGGCAAGCTCAGCTACGCGAAGATCCAGCTCGGCGACTGGCAGATCTTCATCGAGTTCCAGCTGTTCGCCTGGAAGCACCGCGTCACCGGGCTGCGCCGCTTCCGCCGGGACTACGAGGAGATCGCCCGCAAGAACGCGAAGTCCACGCGCCTGGCGGCCCGGCAGCTCTTCCTGCTGACCGCCGATGGCGAGCCGGGCGCCTACTGCTGCACGGCGGCCACCACCGGCAAGCAGGCGCGCGAGGTGTTCGACGTGGCGCGCGAGATGGCTGCGCGGGAGCCGGAGTTCATCGCCCGCTTCGGCGTCGAGGTGCGGGCGAACGACATCACGGTGCGGCAGACCGCCAGCACGCTGCAGCCGGTCAACGCCCAGGCCGGCACGCTGGACGGCTTGAACATCCACGGCGGCGCGGTCGACGAGGTGCACGCGCACAAGACGCGCAAGCTCTGGGACGTGCTGGACAGCGCGACCGGCGCCCGGTCGCAGCCGCTCATCAGCGCCATCACCACCGCCGGCAGCAACCGTGCCGGCATCTGCTACGAGCTGCGCGACTACACGATCAAGGTCCTCGAGGGCGTGGTCGCGGACGAGAGCTGGTTCGGCATCATCTTCACGATCGACGAAGGCGATCTGTGGCACGACCCTGCGGTGTGGCGCAAGGCGAACCCTAACCTCGGCGTCAGCGTCAAGGAAGAGGACCTGCACGCTGCCTGCCGCAAGGCGTTGGCCTCGCCGAGCTCGCAGCCGAACTTCCTGACCAAGCACCTCAACGTCTGGGTCAGCGCCGACACGACGTGGATGGACATGCAGGCCTGGGAGCGCTGCGCCGATCCGTCGTTGAAGCTCGAGGACTTCGCCGGTGAGCGCTGCTGGATCGGCATGGACCTGGCCGAGAAGCGCGACTTCGCTGCGCTCGTGCTGGTGTTCCTGCGGGGCGAGGTGCCTTACGTGTTCCCGCGGCTCTACCTGAACGAGGCCGCGATCGAGGAGTCGGGCAACGCGCACCTGCAGGGCTGGGCGCGCGCGGGGCATGTCGAGATGACCGACGGCAACGCCACCGACTTCGATGTCATCGCCGACGACCTGCGCAAGTACTGCCAGATGTTCGACGTGCAGGAGATCCCGTTCGATCCGGCGCTCAGCCGCTACTTCGCTACCAAGCTGGTCGGCGAGGGGCTGCCGCTGGTCGAGATCCGCCAGGCGCCGATGTTCTTCACGCAGCCGCTGATCCACATCGAGAACCTGGTGCTCGAGAACAAGCTGCGATTCGACGGCAACCCCGTCTTCACCTGGATGATGAGCAACGTGGAGGTGAGCGTGTCCAAGTTCAGCGGGCTCAAGCACCCCACGAAGGGCCGTGCGGAGAACAAGATCGACGGGCCGGTGGCCATGCTCATGGCCATCGGGCGCGCGCTGGCCGGGACCGGCGAAGGGGTCTCCTTCTGGGAAACCGCGTCGTCGGGCGAGGAGTCCATCGCGTGAAGCGATTCACCGGGATGCTCCCTGACGCGCTGATGATCGCTGGCGCTGGCGCCGTGGCATTCGGCGTCGGTCTGGTCCACGTGCCGGCCGGCTTCGTCGTCGCGGGCCTCTTCATGCTGGGGGCCGGCTGGCTGCTGGCGCGAGGTCATTGATGGGAGCCTTGGCAGCCGCGCTCGCCGAACGGAAGTCCGGCGACGTCTATGCGCGCTGGTTGGAGCTGCTGAACTTCGGCGCCAAGTCGAAGGCCGGCCCGCCCGTCACGCTGCTCACTGCTTTCCGTGTCTCGGCCGCTTTTGCCTGCCTGCGCGCGATCGCTCAGGGCTGTGCGCAGGTGCCGTTCAAGCTGTACCAGGACTACGAAGACGCTGGCCTGGCTCGCAAGCGGGTCGCCCGCGACCACCCGGTCTACGACGTGGTCACCGCCAAGCCGAACGCCTGGCAGACGGCCTTCGAGTTCCGCGAGACCCAGGCGCTGCACGCGGCGATGGGCAACGCCTACGCCTTCAAGGGCATGTACCGCGGGAAGGTGGCTGAGCTGATCCTGCTCAACCCGGCCCAGGTCAAGGTCGAGCAGAAGCCGGACTGGACCATCACCTACAAAGTGACCGGCCGCAACGGCGAGCAGCGGGAGATTGATCCAGGGCTGATCTGGCATATCCGCGGGCCGTCGTGGGATGGCTTCCTGGGCATCGACACCCTCAACGTCGCCCGCGACGCTCTCGGCCTGGCTGTCGCCCTCGAGGACAGCCAGTCGAGCCTTCATGCCAACGGCGTGCGGCCCAGCGGCGTGTACTCGGTCGAGGGCACGCTCAACACCCAGCAGCACAAGGAGCTCACGGCCTGGTTGAAGCAGCAGGCCGGCGCGAAGGCGGGTGCGCCGATGATCTTGGATCGCAATGCCAAGTGGCTGCAGCAGTCCATGTCCGGCCGCGAGGCGCAGCACAAGGAAGTGCGCGATCAGCAGGTCGAAGAGGTCTGCAGGTTCTTCGGCATCCTGCCGATCGTCATCGGCTACAGCGGCGACAAGGCCAACACGTATGCCAGCGCGGAAGCGATGTTCGCGGCGCATCGAGTGCAGAGCCTTGCGCCCTGGTGGACACGCATCGAGACGTCCGCTGACGTGAACCTGCTGACCGACCAGGAGCGCGCGAAGGGCTACTACTTCAAGCACGTCGCGAACGGCCTGTTGCTGGCGTCCGCCAAGGACCAGGCGGAGTACCTGGCGAAGGCCCTCGGCTCTGGTGGCGCGCCGGCCTGGATGACGCAGGACGAAGCGCGCGGCCTGCTCGACCTCGACCCGTTCGGCGGCGCTGCCGCGCAGTTGCCAGAGCGGCTCGTCGCGGCCGCCGCGCCGGCGCCCAAGCAAGACACCTGAAAGGCAGCACATGGAAATCCGCTACATCGAGCGCCCGTTCGAAGTCAAGGCCGTGCAGGACGACGGCGTGTTCGAAGGCTTCGGCTCGGTCTTCGGCAACGTCGACGCCTACAAGGAAGTGGTCGCGCCTGGCGCGTTTGCCGAGTCCCTGTCCGCGTGGAAGTCCGCCGGCCGCCTGCCGCCGGTGCTGTGGCAGCACCGCTCCGGCGAGCCGATCGGGCCCTACCTAGAGATGGAGGAGCAGCCGGTCGGCCTGTGGGTCAAGGGCAAGTTGCTGGTCGACGACGTGCAACGCGCCAAGGAAGCGCGCGCCTTGATGAAGGCCAAGGCCGTGAACGGCCTGTCGATCGGCTTCGTCACGCGCGAAGACAGCTACGACCGCGTGACGGGCATCCGCACGCTGAAGAAGGTCGACCTGTGGGAAGTGTCGGTCGTGACCTTCCCGGCCAACCCCGCGGCGCAGATCAGCTCGGTCAAGAGCGCGATCGACGCCATTCAAACCCTGGCGGATGCCGAGGCCTTCCTTCGCGATGTCGGACGGCTCAGCAAGTCGCAGGCGAC